TTAGGTCTAATCTCTTTACATATTGTTGTACTTCTTTTTTTATCGGGATCTAAATTTCTAAAATCAAATTCTAATTCTCCACCTTTATACTCTTTAGGATCTGATAAAGAGAGTGTAACTGATAGTTTTCTTATTTTACCATGACTGTTTCGTTCATTGGGTTTATTATAAGCATTTTCCCAACTATCACAATGCCAGTCATAATATTGACCTTTATCATATTTGGTAAATTGACAAGACTCAGAAAAATCCCATTGAAAACCCCAACCAGCATTTCGATTTGCTGTCCGAATAAAAGGATGAAGTTCTTTATAAATCCAATTTTCATTAAGCCAAACAATATTTGAATCTCTTTTCTTTTTTAAATCTTTGACTTGTTGTCGGCTAAGTTTTCCAGGATCTCCATAGCCACCAGTAATGGCCATTTGTTCTTTGATTTGTAAACCATATTTAACAATATCATCACAAATATGTGTGGGAACTGCTTTTTCAAAATACCAAAAATAATTTTGTAGGTTCATTATCTTTCTTTTACTTGTTTTATACCATTTTGTCCTACAAAGGTCAATTTGATATAGATCAAATTATAACGTAAATGTCCCTGAAGCTGTAAATTTAACAACCGTACAACTTCCCGTTGTTGAAGTACATGTTGCAGGACCAGGTACACAAAAAGCACCTGATTTACTTGCAGTAGGAAATCTTAAAATAACAACGCCTGATCCGCCAGCTCCGCTGGCACTTGTACCGCAGTTACCACTACTTCCACCTCCGCCACCACCAAGGTTTGCAGTTCCAGCAACGGCTGCTCCTCCTGGATCCCAGGCAGCTCCACCTTTTCCTCCGCCTCCAGCTCCACCGGCTCCATCAGGTCCTGAGTAGCAAGCATGATTTCCTCGACCACCACCGCCACCTCCGTAGGTTACATCTGATGCTGTTATTGTATTTGGTTTTCCGGCACCACCAGCACCACCTGTGGCTCCCGATCCTGCAGATCCTGCGGCATTTGCTCCACCGCCACCACCGCCACCTCGGTCAGATGCTCCACTACCAGCTCCATTTCCACCTGCTGTACCTTGAGCAGGACTTAAAGGAGGTGTATTTCCAGCTCCACCTGATTGACCAGCACCACCAGCTGATCCTCCACCAGATCCTCCGGCAACTCCTGGTTGTGTTCCTGGAGCACATCCACCGCCACCTCCGCCACCAGCTACGGTCACTGCGAGAGGTGTACATGCAAAAGCAACAGTATTACTTCCACTAGCTCCAGAGTTGTAGTTAGGTTCAGTTCGACCTGCTCCTCCAGCTCCAACAGTTATTGTATATGAAGTTTGTGTGCAAAGAGTTACTTTATTAACACAACCACAACCAAATGAAGTTCGATAACCACCGGCTCCACCGCCGCCTCCGCCATCTTTTCCAGCTCCACCTCCACCGCCGCCACCACCAGCGACTGTTAAAAATTCAACGTCTGCTAAAGTTGTTCCATCAGGCCAAGAGCCTGCTTTTTTTGCTTGAAATTGTTCTTTGAGAGACCACACACCTGAGGCTTTATTTAATTCTTTTATTACTCCTACTCCTGATCCTCCAGCTCCACCGTGAGGTCCGCCTGGAGGAGAACCTCCACCGCCTCCACCACCAGTATTAGTTTGTCCACTACATCCTGATGTAGGATGGCTTGCGCCACCTGGACTATGTATAGGAGTTCCTGGTCCAACACCTCCGGCTCCACCTCCACCTGTTCCACCAGCCGCTGCAGCTTTACCAGGATTGTGTCCAGCTCCACCGCCTCCACCACCAGCAAAAATTCCGCAAGCCGTATTTCCTTTTCCAGATACATTACAAGCATAAAAAGGTTGAGGAGCACTTCCATAATAAGGAGTTAAATCTCTTCCAGCTCCACCAGCTCCACCTGTTTGACATGAAGCACACGCATCTCCACCTGCAGCTCCAGCTCCACCACCGCCACCGCCAAGTTCACCTGGCGGACCAACTACTCCGGTTCCACCATCATTTCCTTGAGAAGGAGTTTTAGGAGGAGTATTTCCAGAACCACCACATCCAGGGGGACCTTTCGGACCACCCCCACCTGAACCACCGGCACCTGTTGAATTATCTCCAGACGCACAATAAGCTCCTTTACCTCCGCCATGTACTGTTTCACAAAAGACTGAACTATTACTTCCTGAAACTGCTGCTGATCCTCCATAGCCACCAGTACCACCAGCACCGCCTGCTCCGATAGTAAATGGATATGCTGTGTTTCCACAAACACTTTGACTTTCTAGTGTATACACTCCACCAGCGCCGCCGCCACCACCACCATCTCTACATCCGCCGCCACCACCTGCAATAATAGAGACAGTGACTGCTCTTGTACCAGGTTGTGTTGTATGGTTTCCTGTAGAAGTTACAGCAGTTATTTTATTTTTTCCAAAAGATGATTTATTTGCTTTTCCAATGATACCGCCTTGAGGCATGTTTAACTCCTATAGGGTTACCCATTCCTCGTTATCGGCATCCCATCTATGGTTTGAATTATCTGATGTTTTAGTTGCTATCCACCTTGTATTATCTTCGTCCCAACTGATTCGGTATGCACCTTGATCTCCTGATGGATAAGTTACGGGCGCTTGCCAATCATCACTACCATCTAAAGACCATGAATCATAAGGTTGTGGCTGAAGAAATTTATTTTTACTGGAATCGTAAACATAGCCTATACCTGCATATTGCTTTCTAAAATTATGATTATAAGAAGTTTGTTTCCAAGTTCCACCACCCACTAAATTAGACACAAACGTTTCAGCGTTTGCATGTTGGTCTCCACCATTAGCATTAACATCATCATTACTGATAACAATAACTCTTTTAACAACTTTATGTGTATCACTCGTAAACCCTGTTGGGTCTGTTTTTTCTTCTAATTCTGCAAAATGTGCCATATTTTTAATTATATCCTTATTTCTTATATCAAATTTTTTTAATTACTCCAAGTCCCTGCTTTAACATTATCATAGACTTCATCTAAAGTCCAAACACCAGAGGCAATTTTAAGTGCAGCCTCTTTTATTATTACTATTCCCGATCCACCAGCACCACCATTACCTTGGCCGCCACCACCGCCTGCTCCTCGGTTAGTTGTTCCAGCAGTTCCATTTCCACTTTGAGCTCCATTACCTCCAATACAAGATCCTCCAGTTCCGCCACCACTAGGGAAACAAGGTCCAGAAGGACCACCACCTCCGCCAGCTGCGTAAGTTACACAAGATCCTGAAATATCACTTACTGCTCCAGCTCCACCATTTCCACCAGTTCTATTGCTATCTGCTCCAGCATCTGCGCCAACAGCGCCTTTACCTCCGCCGCCACCTCCGGCATTCCAATTAGGTCCAGCAGATCCTGCTCCTCCATTACTTCCTTGTCCACAAGTACCACAGCCTCCAGGTCTTGCAGGAACGTCTGCTCCTCCACCTCCTGAACCACCATCTTGTCCTGTACCTCTAGGATCTGGTTGAGGTCCTCCGCCACCTCCTCCGCCACCACCAGTAGAAGTTACAGTGGCCAAACCAGCAACGACTGAGTTAGAACCATTATTACCTGTTTGTGAACCTACAGGGGAAGGATTTGCTGCTCCGGCTGCACCTACAGTTACAGGATAGGGGGAATTTCCACTAACAGGTATGCATGAAGTTTGCATTCCACCCGCACCGCCACCAGCACCTCGACATCCTCCTCCGCCACCACCACCGGCTACAATAAGAGCTTGAATATTTGTTGTTGCAGGTTGCGAAGTAAATGTCCCTGTTGAAGTAAATGATGTAGTCGCAGCAGCCTGCTCACTATACACATTAAGAGGTCCTATAATTCCGCCGTTAGCTCCAGCCATATTACATTACCTCCTACGCGTCGTCTAATAATTCGTACGATACAAAATAAGTTAAATCGTTAGCAGCGCTTGCTGTAAAGTATAACAAATCTGTCTCATCTAAATAAATTGGATTTTCTAAAAAACTTAAAGTTGCATCTGCAGGAACTGAAATCGTTTTTGCAATTCCAACGAAATTAGATCCATTATCTATGCTAACTTCAATTGTTATAGTAGCAGCATTTGTGCCATCAACATTTGCTACAAGTATTGTGTTTATTTTTGCTACTTTATCTGCTGGTACATCAAGGGCTTCTGTTCTAGATGTGCCATCTAATAGAGCAGTTGCATTTGCTGCGTTAATTGTTGCTACGTTTACTATGTTTGGTGTTGCCATATTCTCTCCTTTTTACCCAAAAACAATCGCCATTGCAATAGCTTTTCCTACTGTTGCTGCGCTTGAATTTGCGTCTATATACGTTACTATTCTTGAAGCGGCAACTTTTCTATTCGTTCCACCTGCTCCATCATCTACTATAAATAGGTCAGCATCTACAATAGCTGCCCCTATATCTGTTGCTCCATCAATATCTAAATCAGCGACTGCAATTCCTCCATCAGGAAATACAGGATTTTGACTAAATGTCACTACTCCATTTGAAGCAATGGCTATAGCATCTGTATCAGAAGCAGATCCAATATTTCCAGCATCTGGAATTACAACATTTCCTCCTGTAGTAAGAGTGCCACCGCCAGCAATAGTTCCTGCAAACGTAACGTTTGCACCACTGAATGTGGCTGCTGTAGTCGTTCCTGATTTAATGATTAAGTTTCCACTTGTGTTTGTAGCACTACCAAAAGTCGTACCACCATCTTTGAAGAAAATATCTCCACCATCAGCATCAAGAACAATATCTGTGCCAGCGTCAATATTTGCAAGTGCAGAAGATGAAATAGTTAAATCTGTACCATCTCCTTCAATTTTTTCTCCGTCATCTCCAAAAGTTAATCCAATACCAGATCCAATATTTATGTCTCCACCTGAACCTACTGTGAAAGAAATGTCTGTACCATCTCCTGAGATATATTCCTCAGCAGCACCGATCATTAATTTTTTACCTGATGCTAATAAGAAA